AGCAATGAAGGCACTATTTGGTCGAAAGTTCTACAACCTTAAGGAACTAAAAGAAGCAACTGAAGAGGCAAAAGAAGATGGCGTCATTGGTTCTGATTACACTGTGATTCGAGAAGTTGAACTCAGTGATTCAGAGTTTAAAAAGTTCACCAGTGATTTTCTAGAGGATCAGCCCTGGATCAAGAAGTGAGATGGCGGCACCAACGAAAAAGGTGAGCTTCGATGTATCAGGGTCATTAACAAAGACACTGGCGAAAAGATATTATCCAGTACAGAAGGCTATGATTATTCGAGGTACACAGCGATTGAAGATTAGCTTCTAGGCCAGAAACCTGATCTATAACTACAGAAATGACTTGCTATTATTCTCGTTTAGAGTGATATATGTAATACCAAAACAAAACCACACTAAATGGAGGATGAGAACATGAAAGAAATCAAAGCATTTGAAGAAGCCAAAGCAACTGGCGCAAATTTTAAGGATTCTGGAATCAACAGCACCATGTACTGGGCCTATGAAAGAAGCAAGGAAGCAGGAAATGACACCATCGACTTTTCCGAGGTCATTTGGGATTACGACATTGAACCCATTGTTAAAGCCTGCAGAGAGTACGGAATTGACCATATCACCATTTCAAGCACCTTTTCAGGCCTTATCACAACCCTAGCTGAATTTGAAAAGCAGGGCTGCAAGATGGACGGACTTACCAAGGTTAAGACAAGCTACACCGACTGGCAAACAGGAGAAAAGCAAATTCTACCAGCAATCTTGGTTAGGATTTAAGGAGGGCCTAGACCATGTGGAGAAAAGGTAAAATCGAAGTCGAAAATAAAACCATTTATTACTGGATCAAAAGCTTTGACTTAGGCTCCCCTTACGGCATTGATGAAGGTAGGATTTCAAAACTGATGCTAAAGCGAGATGGCCAGATCATTGCAAACTTTGATAGAGGCTGGGACATTGAACCCATCGATGCTAATGCTCAAGCTGCGCTTGAAGCTTTGATGAAGGAATACAATTAACAACAAGATAAAACGCATAAAGGAACAGGGCTGTATGGCTCTTTTCCTCGTTACAGAAGACCTTAGGGTCTATTTTTTATGTCTTTTAAAGGAGGTGTCCGCATATCCGAAAACTAAAGAAGTATAAACCAACCTCTTATATGGCGAAAGATTCCCATTACAGTAAGGAGATGGCGGACTATGCAGTAGGTTTTATTGAATGCCTCTCCCACACCAAAGGAACCTGGGCAGGAAAGCCCTTTGAACTGATAGATTGGCAAGAGCAAATCATCAGGGATTTATTTGGAACCATAAAACCAAATGGTTATCGCCAGTTTAATACTGCCTATGTAGAAATACCAAAGAAGATGGGAAAAAGTGAGCTCGCGGCGGCTGTTGCCCTGCTCTTAACCTGTGGTGATAACGAAGAGCGTGCTGAGGTTTATGGCTGTGCTGCAGATCGTAACCAAGCTTCCATCGTTTTTAATGTGGCAGCTGATATGGTGCGAATGTGCCCTGCCTTATCCAAACGGGTAAAGATTCTGGACTCACAGAAAAGACTCATCTACCAACCCACCGGGAGCATTTATCAAGTGCTTTCAGCGGATGTTGGAAACAAACACGGCTTTAACACCCATGGAGTTGTCTTTGATGAGCTCCATACGCAGCCTAACCGAAAACTTTATGATGTTATGACCAAAGGTAGTGGGGATGCTAGGATGCAGCCTTTGTACTTCCTTATAACCACTGCCGGAGATAATCAAAACAGCATCTGCTGGGAAGTGCATCAGAAAGCTCTAGACATCATGGCAGGAAGAAAGAACGACCCTACCTTCTATCCTGTCATTTATGGTGCAGCTCTAGAAGATGACTGGTCCGATCCAAAGGTGTGGAAGAAAGCAAATCCATCCCTTGGCATCACTGTCAGCATGGATAAAGTAAAAATGGCCTATGAGTCTGCAAGACAAAACCCCGCAGAGGAAAACAGCTTCAGGCAGCTTCGACTCAATCAGTGGGTTAAGCAGGCTATTCGATGGATGCCAATGGATAAATGGGATGCCTGTGCTTTTCCGGTTAATCCAGAAAGCCTTAAAGGTCGCGTCTGCTATGGTGGACTGGACCTTTCCTCTTCCACTGACATTACAGCCTTCGTTCTGGTCTTCCCACCACAGGATGAAGAGGACAAGTATGTGATCCTTCCATACTTCTGGATACCAGAAGACAGCATAGATCTTAGGGTTAGACGGGATCACGTGAATTATGATGTGTGGGAAAAACAAGGCTTCCTTCTTACTACCGAAGGCAATGTGGTTCACTACGGTTTCATCGAAACTTTCATTGAGGAACTTGGAATGAAATATAACATCCGTGAAATTGCCTTTGACCGCTGGGGAGCAGTTCAGATGACACAGAACCTAGAAAATTTAGGATTCACCGTTATTCCTTTTGGACAGGGCTTCAAAGATATGTCTCCACCAACTAAGGAACTGATGAAACTCACACTAGAGCAGAAAATCGCTCATGGTGGTCACCCCGTACTCCGCTGGATGATGGACAATATTTTCATTAGAACTGACCCTGCTGGAAACATTAAAGCAGACAAAGAGAAATCCACAGAGAAGATTGATGGTGCTGTGGCTACAATCCTGGCTCTTGACCGAGCGATCCGCTGTGGTGGAGAAACTAGCACTTCTGTTTATGACGATAGAGGTCTTTTAATCTTCTAATGTTATCTTCCTTATAGTATAATAGTTCTGTACAGAGGAGAGTTTTTTTGCAGATAAGTAGATAATCGCGAAATAGAGGTTATTTGTTAAAGTCTGATAAATAGTAATTTGAACGGAGGGATTGAATGGTAAATAAAACAGATGCCATTGAGATAGTAACATATGCTGAAGAAAATGGAATTAGCATTTGGATAGATGGCGGTTGGGGAGTAGATGCGCTATTAGAAGTGGAAACAAGAGCTCATAATGATATTGATTTATTTGTGGAAGATAGTAACAGTAAAAAGTTTATTGGAATATTAAAAGAAAACGGCTTTGCTGAAGTTACAGAATCATATACAACCACATCTCACACGGTTTGGAAGGATACTAAAGGTAGGATAATTGACCTTCATATATTTAAATTCAACGAACAAGGATACATTGTTTTTGAAGGAGAAGCATATCCCTCAGAGGTGTTTAGTGGTATAGGGAAAATAGGTGATAAAGTGGTAAGATGTATTGATGCTGAAAATCAAGTATTATTTCATTTGGGCTATGAGCATGATGAAAATGATGTGCATGATGTAAAACTATTGTGCGAGAGATTTGATATTCCTGTTCCGAATGAATACAAGTAACTAACAAATTCCAATTTGAGAGTTCCGTAAAATGAGCATAGCATAAAGTTGAGTTGATTCGCATCCTTCTTATTATATGAACTACTTTCATTGTGAATTATAAGGGTATTAAGCATCTATCATTTATAGGTGCTTTTTCATACCCATTTTTAAGGAGGTCGATGTCCATGGGAATACTGCAAGGAATATTCAAAGCTCGAGACAAGCCTAAAGATGCTCTAGGTGGCAGCCCCTACAGCTTCTTTTTTGGAAGCACCAGCGCTGGAAAACCAGTCAATGAACAAACAGCCATGCAGATGACCGCAGTGTATAGCTGCGTAAGAATCTTATCGGAGACCTTAGCTGGTCTACCACTTCATGTGTATAAGTACAATGATTCAGGTGGCAAGGAGAAGAACCTAAAACACCCTTTATACAAATTACTTCATGATGAACCAAATCCTGAGATGACTTCCTTTGCGTTTAGAGAAACGCTGATGAGTCATCTTTTATTATGGGGAAATGCCTATGCTCAGATAATTAGAAATGCACGTGGTGAAGTTGTTTCCCTCTACCCACTGATGCCAAACAAAATGACAGTCGATCGCGATTCAAGTGGTCGGCTTTTCTATTTGTACCAGCGTGGTAGTGAAGATGCTCCTACTCTTGGTAGAGACAATCAAGTGTATCTTTCACCATCAGATGTCCTCCATATCCCCGGACTTGGCTTTGACGGACTGGTAGGCTATTCACCCATAGCCATGGCGAAAAATGCTGTGGGCCTTGCCATAGCTACAGAAGAATATGGAGCTAAGTTTTTTGCTAATGGTGCTTCACCTGGTGGCGTGCTAGAACACCCCGGTACCATCAAAGACCCTCAGAAGATTAAAGAATCCTGGAATGCTGCTTATCAAGGAAGCGGCAATGCCCACAGGGTGGCTGTCCTTGAAGAAGGTATGAAGTATCAGCCTATTGGTATATCTCCGGAGCAGGCTCAGTTCTTAGAAACCAGAAAGTTTCAGATCAATGAGATCGCTCGTATTTTTAGAGTGCCCCCTCATATGCTTGCTGATCTAGAGAAGTCATCCTTTAGTAACATCGAACAGCAATCACTGGAGTTTGTAAAATACACCCTCGACCCTTGGGTGGTCCGCTGGGAACAGTCAATGTGTAGAGCGCTGCTAATGGAAAGTGAGAAGCCTAATGTCTTTATCAAGTTTAATGTGGATGGCCTATTACGTGGTGACTATGTTAGCCGAATGAGTGGTTATGCCACTGCAAGGCAGAACGGTTGGATGAGTGCCAATGATATCAGAGAACTAGAAAATCTGGATAGAATTCCTGCTGAACTTGGAGGCGATCTCTTCCTCATCAACGGTGCCATGACAAAATTACAGGACGCAGGCGCGTTCGCAAATACTAAAGAAACGGAGGAACCTAAATGAAGAAGTTTTGGAACTGGGCACGAGATGAAAACACTGGCGTCCGAACACTTTATCTAGACGGCGTTATTGCCGAAGATTCATGGTTTGACGATGATGTCACCCCTAAGGCATTTAAAGCAGAGCTTACTGCCGGCGAGGGTGACATTGTTATTTGGCTCAATTCTCCAGGAGGTGATTGCATTGCTGCTAGTCAGATTTACGCCATGCTAATGGATTACAAAGGCACTGTTACCGTAAAGATCGATGGCATTGCCGCTTCTGCCGCCTCTGTCATCGCTATGGCGGGGACAACGGTGCTCATGGCACCAACAGCCCTTATGATGGTCCATAACCCCCTTACCGTGGCCATTGGGGACAGCGAGGAGATGAAAAAAGCCATCGCCATGCTTTCTGAAGTTAAAGAGAGCATCATCAATGCCTATGAAATCAAGACAGGCCAGTCAAGAACAAAGCTCTCCCATCTTATGGATGCAGAAACCTGGCTCAATGCAAAGAAGGCCATCGAGCTTGGCTTTGCTGATGGCATCTTGGAGGATGAGAAGAAACGAAATCAGACCGAGGACTTTACCTATGCCTTTAGCCGCAGAGCTGTTACCAACTCTTTGCTGGATAAGGTAAAACCCAAACTAGAAAAAGAGAATACCGGCACCCCAATCGAGTCGTTAGAAAAGCGGCTTTCTTTGATTGGGCACTAAATTTTAGGAGGAAAACACTATGAATAAAATTCTTGAACTACGTGAAAAAAGAGCAAAGTCCTGGGAAGCTGCTAAAGCCTTCCTGGATACCAAAAGAGGTACAGATGGAATTGTGTCCGCGGAAGACACTGCAACCTATGAAAAAATGGAATCGGATGTTGTTGCCCTTGGTAAGGAAATTGATCGTCTTGAAAAGCAAGAAGCGCTAGACCGTGAGCTTTCAAAGCCACTTAACACACCGCTTACCGGAAAACCTATCTTCCAAGGTATGGAATCCAAAGGCGGCAGAGCCTCCGCAGAATACCAGAAAGCCTTCTGGAATGCCATGAGAACCCGTTCTGGTGAAGGACTCGATCCAGTGATTAAGAACGCACTGCAGATCGGCACCGACACAGAAGGTGGATATCTTGTACCAGATGAGTTCGAGCGTACTCTTATTGAAGCTTTGGATGAAGAGAATATTTTCAGAAAGCTGGCCAACGTCATCTCCACCTCATCTGGTGATCGTAAGATTCCAGTAGTGGCTTCCAAGGGTACTGCTTCTTGGATTGATGAAGAAGGTGCCATTCCTGAAAGCGATGATAGCTTTGGTCAGGTTTCTATTGGTGCTTACAAGCTGGGTACCATGATTAAGGTATCGGAAGAGCTTCTAAATGACAGCGTCTTT